TACCTGTTCTATAAAAACATAGGCTGTAATCGTTTGATTCGGCAATGGGTCAAGCTCTACACCGTCCTCTGTTGTGTAAAGCTTATATGCTATATCTCTACCAAAAGAATACCCTTATTTTGCCCCCTGAGATTGAGAAGAAATGCTGTTACAGAAAACCAAGTTTATTAAGGGTGATTCCATGAATATAAGAAATCTTTGGAGAAAGGCATATAAGGAAGGGCGCTTAAATGACATTCCAGAACATGCTAGAGAATACGTTAAGAAAGTCTTATCGGGTCAAGAAGTATCAAAACATTTTTACCAAGTATCTCTTTGGCAATATGCCCGCACTTGAAACTGACCCAATGCGCTATCCCATTCTTAGTGACAAATCCATTAAAGCAAAAGGGGATATTTTGTTCGAATCTCTCTTTGTAGATTTTACAAAGTTTAGTATCTGAATCAAGGTTGGGGCATTGCATTAAAACGCCATGATTTTCATCATAGACATAGCAACACTTTGCCCCGCAAATCTGGGAACAATAAATCTTCTGCTTATTTTGCGTTGATTTTTTCGGCAAGTTTAATAGTCTCTGCTCTAGCTTCTTCATAAGAATGATCTTGGCCTGTAAATAGCTCCATACGCTCTTTTTTATTCTTGGCCACTATCTCTATCGCCTCTAGGGTTCTTTCTTGCTGTGTGAGGCGTTTACGGCGCTGTAAATCGCTATTAGAAGCAAGCTTTTCTTTTAAACCGATAGTTTTAATATCTGCTAGCCTCTTAGCCTCAGCTTGAGCCATGCCAATTATTAAAGCCCTTTGATCGGCTCGCATGGCTTGAAGCTGGGCTAGCTCTCGTTTACTTAGATGCGTTTTTTGCTTCATCTTTACCCTTTGGCTTTAATGCCTCAAGTTCTGCCTTTAATCTAGCGTTCTCTGCCTTCTCTGCCTCTGCTAGCTCATTAGCCTCTTTTACAGCTTGCTCTAGTGCGTTCACTTGCTCGTTAACCTTAACGATCTTGCCCATGTGCATGTCACAAAACTGAGCTAATATATCCCAAGGGTTCAGATCCTCGCCCTCAGAATAGACCTCATATTTCATTCTGGTTTTCTTGCTTTTAGCATCATGGGTCGGGAAGTTACCATAACAAAGAATACGGCCATATCTATTTTCTATTTGATCTTTAATCTGTGATAATTGATCTGGCTGATCATCTACATCAAGCCACATAATGCCCGCAGTAACTACATTTTCCCATTTCTGGGTGTCTGGGTTTCTTCTTGATTCATACTTGGGGATCTGTAAGGCTACGAAAGCCCTTTTCGGTATTCTTGTAGTCTCTGCTAACTTCTGGGTTTTCGGGTGAAGGCCCTTAAAAATAGCCTCATCGATAATTGATTTTAGAAATTGAAGTTCTGCCATTGGTTGTTTCTCCTAGAAAGGTCATAAAAAAAGCCTGTAATTCGTTATAACACAAACTACAGGCTTAAAACAACGACCGAACTTAAATCTTAAGTATCAGATTGTACTTCACAAGCAGCAGGCGCACACCATAAAATTTGCGCCCAGAAGAAGTAAGATACAAGCTCTGAGTAAAGACCACCTGAACCAACTTCAGTTGTTAAAACTGAGATGTCTGTGTCAAATATCCCCGCAAAAGCCCACATTGGGTGGAATAAGCATTGGATATCATTCCCGCCAGTAGTAGCTAAACCACTAGTAGAATATAGGTTGATTCCAGGCAATGATCCATAAAAGCCATTAGCTTGTGCTGGGCCATTGAATATTGAAAGGAATCTTTCATTACTCATTGCCGCACCGCCTGACTCTCTAACATCCTTCTTTAACATTCTAGCTGTTTTGTGTGATCCAACAAAGTTAAGCATCATACCAGAATCAGGCGTTTCACCTTGTCTGATTAGCAATGCCGCCGCATCAAGATCATCTAAAAGAAGATCACCTGTTGCAGTTACCAAGTTAGTTACACTTGAGAAAAGCGCTAATCCTTGATTATCCACAGCTCTAGCAATTGCTCTAGCTTGTGACTTAGTGATTGATTCTTTGCTCTGAGTTCCAAATCTTTGAGACTCGAAAGAAAGGGCTTGAATTACCACCGCCTTTGCTAGTGTTGCATCAACTGAACTATCTTCTCTAGGAGCGCCAAGGCCCAATGCTGTTGCCTCTGCTAGACCACTAGAACCGACTTCAATTAAAGTTGTTCCAGCTTCTCTTCTAAAAGATTTAACCTTAGTACCAGCGTTTGCAGGCATATCCTCAGAGTAAATAAGAGGCGTAAATACTGCACTCTTTGCGAACTCTGGGGCCGCTATTGCTGATAAAACTCTATTTACGGTATATCCATTTGCTAATACACCTACGTTTGCTACTGCTGCCATTTTCTTATTCTCCTATCTCTATTTTAAATTTTTATTAATTAATATTGTACTTCTTCGATTTCTATACAGACTTGCCACTTAAAGTTCTTAGAGGCTTCCCCTGTTACCTTAACATCTGCACATTGTGTGCTTGTATTAACTACTATAGTTAAAGTTGGAGTGCCTGTTGATACCTTGCCAGAAGTGGAAGTATTTGTTCCTAAAACAGTAATATTGCCTGCTGTTGCTCTGATAAAGCCTGAATCTGTCTCAAGCCTAGATCCTTCTGCTCCATCAGATTTAACTACTATAGCGGTTGCCTTGATCTTACAGCCTGCCAATTCTCTTAGTAAGTGGGAGTAAACAGTTGTTGCTGTAGCATCAGTAGTTGCTACATAATAATCCTTATAAATCCTTCCAAGCGCAAAAGGACTAGTATTCATTTTCCTTTTTAAATCGCCCTGTAAAGTTAAATTCTTCTTGTTAGTGTTCATTGTCGATTATCCTTATAGTGATCTCTAATGTTGGCAGGATAAAAGAGAAGGAAAGAGGCCACAACAAAGTTTTTTTTAAAATTCTTTTCTTTTATATCTGTGAGGGCTTAATTTTTGATGCCTCTGGACAAATGAGTATTCAAAGACGAATTTTCTTAAGGCTATAGGGTCAAGGTCTAATGTTTCACAGGCCCAAAAGAAAGTCCAAGGCTTGCCTTGATCAGGACTAGTAATCCATTTATAGCTATCTGCTTGAATGAATTTATCAGCATTATCTAAGTCTGCCCAAGCTCTTTGTAGAATAGCGGCCACTAAATTTCTCTCTGGGCCTCTATTTGAATTAATCTCTATTTCCAGATTTGCTATCATTAAACCTTTTAACTCGGCCCTTTAGTATTGCCCTTAGCTTACGCCTTTCTATGTACTTTTTAATCTTATCAAAAATACTGCCGAAATCAAAAGAGAAATACCAGAAAGGCCGTGAATCGTCCCAGCTCTCGCCGTGTTGGTTCTCTCTTTCAGTATTCATTGAGAGTAGTTTTTTCTCAATTTATCGCCTAGATGTTCTTCAATATGAATCATCTTTGATTCTAATAGCTCTATTTTGCTTTCGTGTCTGCCCTGCACCTTACTAACTTCTTGAATGTCTCTTTTGGCTAATAAAAGATCATTAATAGCAATTGTTATTCTCGCCCCTATTTCTTCCACATCTTTTACAAGCCTAACTACTACCGACTTAATGCCACCAATAAAAAAACCTATTGCTACCGTCTGGACACAAATGGCAAATACTAAGGTTATTAAGCCTAGAGCTATTTCCATTGAAGTGATCTCCATTACTTCTTTTCAAGGTCTAACTTAACAGACATAAAGTAAGCCACGACTAAGATTAAAACATCTGCCAAGTTTGCACTTAGTTTATCGGCCAGCTCAGGCGGTAAGAATTGAGCCGATTTAGCCAAAAGCCCCGCGATGAACATATAAAGCGTTGTTCTGTGTTTAATTAGAAAGCTTGGCCCAAACCATTTCATTAGAAGATTAGTGAACATATTGCCTCTTAGGTTGTTATGCCCATAAGATAAGTGGGCGAGGGAATTTTCACAATAAGAAAAAAAAAAGCAAACATGCTGACCTTTCAGAAAATCCGAAAGGGGCGGGGGAGAGTGAAGGAAACTTTAAAGGTAATGGCGATCTCATTAAAGATTGCTACCAAGTCCTTTTTGTTGCACGTTCCTAACTCAAGCCCCGCCCCATGTAGCCATTAAAAAACCTAAATAAGCATGTTTGCCGAAATCTGTTTAATCCTCTCTATTTGCTGGATTGTTTACTCTAAAAGTAAGATCGCTAAACTTGATATAGATAGGCCCTGCTCCAAATTTAGCGCCTGCTTTAGAAACGCAAAATCTAGGCCGACCATCATCTAGATTCTTAAATCTTCTTATGAACTCTTTAAGATCCTGAAAACTAGAATCTAATAACTGTAAATTAATTGAAGGTGCGTTATATTTTTGATCTAATAAAATAGTAGTTCCGCCTCTACATTCTGCTTTAGGGTCAGCAATAGGCTTCCACAGATTGCCCTTATTTGCACCGTCCTTGAAATCTGGAATGTTTCTTACTTGTATTTGGTTTATGAGGTCTGAGATAATCCCTTGTAATTTTATGATCTCTGCTTTTAAGATTCCATTTTCATAATTACAGCTATAAAAGTTTTCCTCGCATACCTTCCAAGTCTCCCAACGATTATACAAACCCGATCCAGTATTCCATATCTCAAACTTAACATAATCCCTTGCAAGCCTAGCCACATTTTCTAAGTTTTTAACCTGTAAAGCATTATAGTCAGCAAGCCACTTTGTAGAATAATAATCACGTGGCTTAATTGTTTTGAAATAACAAGGACTATAACCAGCGTCTAACTGCTTTTGACAGTAGAAATTCTCTCTGTCGGCTCTTTCTACCATCGCGGTCATCATACTATAAATAAATAGCTCTTGACCTGATCCGCTTTTAGTATCGCTTAAGTCGTCAAGGTCTGGTGCTGGAATAGTAGGCCAATCAGTCGACGGCTTTTCAATAGCTTCTAATTGAGAAATAAAGCCCTCAATCTTTGTTGCTAATTCCATTGATACTGAGGCATCAGGCGTAAGGCTGTTAATGTCCTGCGCTGTTGCGTCACTTATGACAACGGCAATAAAGACCACTAGCAAGGCAATATAAGCGTATAAGCAATATAAGAATCGGTTAATCTCCTTTTCGCTTAGGTTTTCCGTTTGCTGATTGTACGTCCTCGACATCCTTGGATGTTTGAATTTCAATAGTTTCATTATTTTCTGGCTCCTGTTCGTTTGTTGTTTTCTTGAGCTTCTTGATCTCTTTTTTTAGATCATCGATCTCATTAAGAATATACACGAAAGCGGGGCCGGATAATAGTTCTTTTAGGCGGGCCTCTTTTTTTTCCTCGGCATCAGTTTTGACTAAAGGTAAATCAAAGATTGCTTGCTTTAGCTCGGTTTCGATTCTGGCCTTTTCATCTTTGGATAGGTTCTTAAAATCAAGGTGAATATAACCACCGTCTGTTTCTACCTTGTCGCCTGATCCCTTGATCTTATAGGTCAAAGGCTCAATCTTAGCCTCTAGATCTGGATACTGATCTTGCAGTAACTTCTTGATTTCTTTAGAATTATATTCTTCTGGCAAATCTATTTTCATTTTATACGATCCTTAAAAATCCATTGATATTTACATCAACTGTCGTGGCGCTCATTTCTGAGCTGTTGTAGAGCCTAGCGACTAGATCGGTGCCGTCTGTGTAGCAAAGGCCCGCTAAATATGACCCGCTATTAGGCTGGCCGATATTGCAAGTTAAGTTGTGATAAGTAGATGCAATAGGCGTGAATGGTAAAGATGCCCTAAGCTCAAATCTGCTAGTGCCTCCAATCGTGGCTCTAAATTTTAAAGATACAAAGCAAAGATCGCCAATGGTATAAAGCTTGGCAACGTCAATTGCAGTACTTGAAATAGTCATTGGCGCTGTGACTGAAAATGTAGGCGTGAAGCTTGTTTCTTCACTAAATAAATCCACAAAATCAGCCACATCGTTCATAGTGACTGCTTCATCTCTTAAATTGTAATCATCTGCTAGTGTCATAAAACCATCGTTGGATTAACTACTAATAAGGTTAATATATGTTGAAGTGGCTCGCCTTGCCTTAATACTAGCTCATTGCCAATAATTGCACATCTATAACGTTGTGAGCGCTTCCAGTAGTGGCCATTTACTAAATCTACACTAGTCGCCTCTGTCCCTGCTAAAACGCCCCTAGCAAGCTGTGTGGAGCCGTAATAGGCTGGTAGATTAACAAACTTAATATCTATGATATCCATACCATCTAAGGCAGGGCATTCAGCAAAAGGAACGGCCACTTTAACTATCATCTCAGGGGCATTGTAGCGCCTTAAGAATAAAGCCCCTACACTTCGGGCGCTGGCTTCGTCTTGAATCCAGTCAAAAGAAATAGATCCTAGTGGCCTGATGCCATAATAAGATCGAGAATTGTTAAGCTCATCTAAGCTCATATCAAGGCCGGCTGTATCGGAATCAAGATAAGCTTGATATTGCTTAAAGCCACCCTCAGCCATTAATTCTTCTGTTCTATTTCTGATCCTTCGATTGTAGACCATCTGAACATGATTAATGATCGATTCGATCCCTTTTATCTCAGCACTTAAAAACTGGGCATTTTCATCATTAAGAATATAGGCCCGATCCCTTCTAGTACCATAACAGAATAAGCCTAAACTATAATCTGATTCGCTCACATAAGGCACTAGCCTAGTCATGCTATTAGAACAAATATTGCTTAAAATATCTCTTAAAAATTGCCTACCTTGAGTTGCCCCACCTGTACTTATTGACCATCTGCCAGTTAAAAATTCGTCATGGGTATCGTTAAATTTAGTATGATTGAACTGCTTATCTACCCATGCGCTTCCATTCCAATCACGCATTAAAGCCCTTACTTGATGCAAAGGGTTCTCTAAAAGAGCCTCTGGTGTTCCTGTAATAGTGCCGTCTATATCATCTCTAAGGCCCGTGGCATTTACAATAAATCTTGTGTTTTGCAATGATTCGCCCTCTAGACTTCTTGACCATAAAGAAAAGCCCCTATACCCTAGCCCGTTTTGGTAATCGCTTAAGGTTGTGCTTTCTAAATACCTAGCAAGAACGTAAGCCCTAAAATGAGATTTCCCGCCTGAGATGACTTGAAGTTGCCAACCTTCCTTTTGACTAGCTAACAAAGTGGCATCCTCATTTAATTTAGTTTGAGCCGCCGTTTTCTCTGCTGAATCAGTAATCGCATTAATGATCAATTGATTCTGCTCTTGAAGGTTTCTTAGGTAGGCGCTTGTATTAAATTTATAATACTGCTCGAAGCTAGCTAAGGCCACGTTTGAGCTGTCTACATCCTCATGTACTGGCCCGAATACTCCATTAGGCCAATCATCGCTAACATCATTTCTTTCTAAGATAACAAATAAATCGCTATCTTCTGGCATTATCACTATTTTATTCAAATCAAATCTAAATTTATAAATTTTTGTTGCTGATCCTATATCGGATTGTAGCTCCATTTTTGTAGCATAATCTACTTCGCAATCAATAGTACTAGATGCGATTAATTCGTCTGGATAGTTATTCCATTCTGAATAAACTTTTAATGTAAACTTTGCAGGCTGAAAGTTATAAAAATCACCACTTATAGAGCTTGATAAATACCAATCTACACTTACCAGCACTCGTCCTGCATCTATGTTTTGCCCATTTGTAAATTTGTAGCCTATTTCTTTTAAAGCAGGATCCCAAGTGCCTATGTAAGAAAAAGAATGTGGCGGGTCATTATAGATTCTGCCATCCCCCCCTAAAATACGAGCATTCCAATTTTTAAGATTTACCCTTTGCCATTCCCTAGATCGATTCTCCATCATTAACGCAGGTGAGGCCAAATCTCCCGTTCCTACGTTGTCTAGCGTATGAGTAGCGCCTAAAGTCGTGGCAAAGGCATAATCAACAGAGGTATCATTAGAGCTTGTGACTGCATCCGATAGCCTGACCGCTTCAACTTCGACCTCATTAGTGCCTGAGCTGAATATAATCGGTAAATGCTTTCCTAGGCTAGCAGTTGGGGCATCTGGGAATTGATCGCTATTAACAACATAGGTCATAACTCTTACAGGGATATCCGCTCTAGTGAAATTCACCCTGCATTTAGAGTTATCAAATGTTATATCAGTACCAATCGCTGTCCATTTTAAAACAAAGTCATTCTCTTGCACGTCATCTTTACCAAGTGGGATTTGAGCCACCCAAATTTTAATGTCTCTTTCGTGGACTGTGTATCTATTAAGCAAATCACTAAAGCGCCTCTCTGATCCGAAGCTATCGGCCTTATTATCTACAGTTATTGATCCTCTACTTACATCAGGCAACACAAGGCCAAGTTTAAGCCCTATATTGTCCACAGATTGCAAAATAGGGAAGGCATCTAATTGAGATAAGGCAGGGCGATTAATTAGGTTTATAACCTTACTAATGCCCGTTTTAACGTTAAGTAAATCAATGCTAACCTTGATAAAAGTATTTAGATTCGGAGCGCCAAAGCTGGTTTGCTCTGGCGTGGCCTCATCAACAAGAAGAAACGCCTGACCATCATCTAATATGAAGTTTTTGCTCATTAGTCTGGGTCACGCCCCGAGCTGTTAGTTGTGCCTGTAGCGTAGCTAGTAGTTTGATCGTCTTTATAGATAGTATAGTTACTACCAACAATAGACATTTTATTTGATACATACTTCTTAATAGCATCTAAGTAACCTAGAGCCGTGCTTGCTGATCCGTCCTGTGGCGCTGTGTTCCAAACCTTATCGGCGGCACTCTGAGAAAATTCACTAGAGGTTATTGCGCTGGCTGCGATTTCGTCGGCTCCCATTGCGCTTGTGGCTATCTCACTCGAACCAATTGCATCTGTCGCGATTTCGTCTGCCCCTATTGCACTTGTTGCAATAGTACTAGAACTAATAACATTATTAGACATCGAAGATACATTCACATTGTTTAGGCAAAGCCCCCCAATTTGATACTTATAAGAACTATTTAAAGTTGCATAGGTTGCGGGAGAGATGGTCGCGACCTTGGTAGTTCCATCATATGCTGTAATACAAGAGCAAATCTTAAAAACCTTATGATATGCAGAACCACTATAGCCAGGCACGAAGCAAATCTCTCTATATATTATTGGGTTAGTTGATGTGCCTTCCCCTAAGGATAGTGTTACACTAGTTGAACTAGAAGCCGTTTGTAAATTTGGTAATATTTCGGCTAATAAAGTGGGGCTTACGTCCTCTGCTCTCATTAGATGAGTTCTAGCAAATATCATTGTCCCTGATGTAGTAAACGTGGATGGTATTGTGCCAGACGTCCCATCATTTAATGCTATGGTGGCAGAAAGGGCAGTAGCATCGGTTTGAGTCGCAGAGTAAATTATGTGTATTCTCCACCAGCTCGAAGCGAGCTTGTCAACTTTCCATCCCCTTAATGAACTAGAATTTGGGGGCGTAAAAACTCCTGTACTTGTGTTGAAGTCGCCCCCCGCGCCCCATCCATAATCCCCAATCCAAGCGTTATTCAAAGACCCAGATTTAACCTCTGTAGTGAAATAATAATAACCGCTACCCTCTGGTTTTGCTAATGGGAACACTATTCTGTGTTGACTATTTGCCCCATCCCCCGTAACGGTATCTCCGATGGTATTCCCTGAGTAATCGGCAGTCGAATCCTCGGTTACTGTTGTCCCTGTTTTATTCCACCAACTAGTATTATTATAATTACTAGGTGATTTTATCCAAGTAGCCCCCTCACTAAAAGACCTATTATCACTTACCACATTAAGGTTAATTCTTACAGGTCGAATTGAAGCATGAGTAACATAGATAGCTCCCATGCCTAGATTTTGAGTTTCTGCCTCTGATAAGGTAAGCCTATATTTCCCCGTTCCTATTTCTGCTACTGAGTTTACGCAACTAACAAAAGACGACGCTAGCGGTCTAAGAAATGTGCAGGTAGGAGTAATCCCCGTTTCTGCGGTGTAACCATCAGTCGCATCAACAAAATCAAAATATATTTTTCTGTCGTTATGGTCGTTTTGCCTTACCGTGTAGTCTTGGGCATAGGACAGACTAGATAATAAAAGTAGAAACGGGATTAACTTTTTCATGATTATATTAGACCTCTAAGCCTTTCGGGTTCATCTTTGGCGATTCTGTGGAGTTCCTCACGGGGCATACTATCCACATCCTCTTTAGTTAGAAAAGATGTTTTGTTTGTGGAAGTGGTTTTATTGCCATTATCACCCTCGGCCCCTCTAGTGTTTGACTTGAAGAATGATGGTGCTCTTGACTGTAAACGCTCCACATATTCTTCTATGTCCATATCTGAGTCGGCTTTCTTAGATGAATACATTTTATTACCTCTTTCATCTTTAAATATGATTCTAGGTGCATCTAAGTCTCCCTCAAGCTCACATTCTCTTTCAATATCTTGGACTAAGTAGCGTTTAGCGTCTGGGATAACTTTATCACCTAGCGCATTAAGCACTTTATCAGTAACCAGCATCTTTTTAATGCGGGCTTCATAGTTTGTCGTTTTATTGGATAGCTCATCAATCTGGGCTTGTACGGCTGATCTTATTTCTTTCTCTAGATCCTCCTTAGATGGGCCGTCGACCTTCTTAGTCTTTTTAAGGGCATCATAATCAGCCGTTAAAGTGCCGATCTTTTCACGTTCCTTGCCTAGATCAGTCTCAAGGGCGCTAACTCTTAGATCGCTAGCCTTAAGCCTATTATACTCTGAGATATCAATAGTAATCTTATTAGTGTCTGTTGCTGTTTCGTCGCTCATGTTGCTCCTATTTTCTTTTTAAGTTCTGCTAGTCTCTCTTTAGATAGCCCAAAGAATTTACGCTTTTTAAGGATTCCTTCAACCTTTTTGGAGTCATCATTAACCGTAATTCTTCCCACAACGTTTGCCCCCTCTTTTCTTATATCAGTTCTCATTGATGATAGCATAGTCCCTTCGATAGTTAAATTAGGCGGGCTAGTTTGATAGCCTTCCTTTTTTCTCCAAGCTGAATACTTATCGCTATATTTTACAAATTGAGTTCCTTCAATATCCTTTCCAGCGTCCGCATCGATTTCAAGCCTAGACCTAATATCCTCTAAGGCCCGCCCAAACTTAAATTCAATATTTTGAAGCTTTTCTTTAACTTTAAGTGTAAAATTAAAATTTGTAGTAACTTTAACTGTCATCTTCTATGTCCTCCTCTTCTGCTTCTTTGTTTGCTTCTGCCTCAGCTCTAAGCTCTGCTTCTAGCTCATCAGATACGGGTACCCATCGATGTCTACAATTCCAACCCCCACATGATGTGAATACATCTAAATCTTGATCATTGTCCATTTCTTCTATTTCTTCTGTAGTATAAATAGCGGGATCTCTGCTTAAAAGATCCTGACAAAATGGGCGCGTGACATCATCATCTGGGCCGACATAATTCCATTTTTCATATCCTAATTCTTTTGCCCTACTAACTGTGACTGTTCTATTAAAAGTTAATGTAGCGGTTCTTAGCTCTGTTTTAACCTGATTGAATAGTCTAGCGGCCACTATTGCTTTTAATGGTGTTAAGTCTATAGCCTGCCCCATTATGACTTGTTCTAATATCTTTGGCCTTAGTTCACCTATTACTTCTAAAGATTTGTTCTCAATATCTTCTACTTTAAATTTAATTAAAGCATTAAGCGTATCTGTATTAATCGCCCGATAAGAACTACTTATCCCTACTTCCTTGTATTGGCTTTGAACCTTCTTAAGCTCGCCTTTGTAGATAGTGGCAAGCTCTGCTAATTCGCCCTTAAGACCTTTCCTTTTAATAGCATCTAACAGACCGCCAAGGGCTAAAGCTGGATCGCTGTTCCCGTCCATCATCTCACCCACTACTTCCTCTAAGGCCGTGTCCAAGAACCGCTTAAGCTGTTTAAGAAAGCCGTCTATCTCTTTCCCTGATAGCTTATCTGCCTTACTTGCTAGGCTTTTGAGTTGCTTGAGGCTTTTCGCTGCCATTAGCTACATCCCCTAGTAGTTTTGCGTTTATAGAGTCTATAAGGCTTTGATCCTCAGATTGAACCATCTCAGCTACTTCCTTATAAAGCTCGTCTTTATCTTCAAAGTCCATTTTATTAATGAACCAATTGATTAGCTTTTCTTTGACCATTGGGAGCCTAGACACATCATCTTTAAAGACCATGATTAGCTTAACAATCTGATCTATATTATCCTTAACATCTTCAATATTGAAAGCAATCTCAGATTTAAAGCCGTCTTGGCCCTTATATTTGGCCCATAGCTCAATTGCCTTATTAATTACATTCTCGACGTTCTCAAGTTCTGCTTGAATCAAACCGATAGTATTATCTTTAACCTGTTGAAGAGTATCGGCGCTTTCTACCGCTTGGCCCTCAATCTGCATCTTTAATTGATTTAGCCCTACCCTGATTATATTCCCTAGGATTGACTGTAATCGCCTTTCTGGGCCAGTTGTGTCAGTTGGAGCAATAACTTCTATAGTTGCCCCTGTTGGCAAGCTATTAAGCCCAGATTCGGATAACGATATCACCTCCATATTTGATACATCGCCAATGACAAAGATCCTTTGATGACCTTGCATTAGCGTAACGTTATCAATAACTGATTCGGTGTTGTAGTACTTCAATATGTGGGGGCTTACGTCTCTTAGCCATGATATTGATTCACTAAAGGTTATCGGGATTTCGTCCCAATCAGGAATAACAATAGAATCGATTAGTTCCCATTCTGGATCGCCTGCTTTCTTTTGACCCTTGTTTTCTTCTTTAAGCTTGTACTTATCTATATTTAGTTTGCCTTCCCTCATGATATAGACCTTGGATATGGTCATTTCTTCTATAGGGTCGGTGGCATCATTTCGCTCTGAGTATTCACAGTATTCAAGTCTGCAAAATTGGAGTTTGTTTAGGTTCTTGACGTCTTTCTTTTCTAGCTTCCAATCCTTAAAAGACTTAGGATCTATAATCTGCATGAACGGGCGATAAATAGCATCCTGTTCTTCTGCGAGTGAGTTGGGCCTTTCTCCAAGTGCGTCAACTTTAACTATAGGCTTTCCGTAAATAAAAGTGTTAGCCACGATTTGATCTCTGATAAAGCTCACTAAGCTTGTGCCTTCACCGTCTACATCATCTATAAGATCGCCTAATAGGGTCATCACCTCCTGCGGTATGATAGGATCTTTCCTCATTAAAATAGAAGTCCAAAGGCTAACAAGAACCTCGGCCCAGTTTGTATATGATGATCTTTGTTCTCTTAGCTTCCGAATGCCCGCGCCTGCTGGCTTTGTCTCAAGCTCGTGAAGCCATAAATATTTAGATTTTTTAAGCTCTTTCTGGTCGCCTTCATAAAGCTCATGCCAAAGCTCATAATCTTCTTTGATCTCTTTAAATTCTGGGTGTTCGAATAGTTTCATACTAGATTTATGCCTGTAATGTTTTGACTTGCTAGAGTATTGATATCAGCAGATTTATATTCCCACCATAATCTATATCTAGTGCCGTCGCCGTGGTGCGTGTGGGTTTCACCTGCGGGCTTATCTAAATCAACTTTGGTTTTTTTATCTGACCACTTGGTATTATTATATGACCGCCTTAGATTTTTGCAAGACTCGCATACTAGGATCAACTCATATAAGAACATTCTGTTTAAAACATCAACCGAGGCCCTAATGGGCGTAATCTGGGTAGGTGCCTTTATCTCTACATCTCTATAGAGTTCTACTAAATATTTTTTAATGTTATCAAAGTCTGTTCCCTTGGCCTTATGACTTTTTGCGTGGCCTGTCCTATCTCCCCAAATATTAATCTTAGTATCGGCAAATACAGAGGATGGAAAGGCTTGGCCGATCTCCACGCAGGCTTGAAATAAATCTGTGAGCTTAAGGCTTGATTCAGCTATGCAGATTTCCCTTAATCGGCTTGTGCCTCCAATCCTATAGGGTATCTTCTGCCATGCCGTCCAAGTTAAAGGTGAGGCGTTAAAGTCAAAGCAGATATTAATATCCCTCATTGGGTCGGCCTCTACGTCTGGGATCACATTTCTTGATTCTACATACTGGCCAAAGACATCGCCTGATCTGAAATTGCTAAACTCCCCGTAAATGTACGATCTTATTTGTGCGGGATTATGGGCATAGATTTGATGCAGTCTAGGGATATAGGACGGGTGTAGATTATGCTCATTATCATAAGTATGAAGTATGAACCGCCTAAGCTTTCTTACTGGATCTGATTTGTTTATATCAAATTCATCTTTGCCCCACGTGTCGCCTTCTGGGGTTCCTTCTAAGATGCCTAGTATCCTATCTACATTAACCGATCTAGCCCGTGACTCGACATTCTCATATACTTCACGTTTGATGCGAAATGCCTCAGTTATAAAGTACCCGCCTAATGTAGCAGATACCATTAGATCGGGCCTATCAGCCGAGATAAATCTAATCTCTTGGCCTGTTGAATGTATGCGAATTGTTGAAGGCTTTGATCTGATAAGCTTATAATGAATATTAGACTTGAAGCCCATAAGATCGAGGGCGAATACACTAGCAGGTATTACAGAGTCATCTATTCGGGAATGAGTAGGCGCTATTACCCACCACATTTTGGCGAGTGGGTTGTTTAATATGTTAATGAAGAAAGTTAATAATCCATTGGTGGTTTTCGAGCTGTTGTGATGGATAGTTCCATCCTCTGTTACATAGTTCGCCGTGCCTTCAACTGTTAAATCATAGTAGGGGTCATTGCCTTCTAATTGCTTTATTGATATGATGGTGGCTTTGGATCTTACGTAACTACTAGAAGGGCATAATAATGACTGCAAAAGGCGATTGGAAATATGATCGGAGCTTATTAATTCCTCTATGTGATGGGGCAAGAACATCAAAAGAAATTGCAAAGATTTTGGATTGGCCGATAAAGCATGTGCAAAAGCTAATGGTAAAACTTGATCTTCCCAGACTTCGACAAGCTCCCCGAAATGGTGAACACAACCCTTCATATAAATCTGGTCGTAAGATGTGCAAGGGTGGCTATATCCTAGTAACTGCCCCGCTAGACCACCCTTATCAAAAGAGGCGGAAAGATCGTAAATTTGGGACGATTCTAGAGCATCGCCTAGTAATGGAGAAGCATATAGGGCGTTATCTTTTGCCTCATGAGGTTGTAGATCACATCGACGGGCTAAAGCTACATAACGACATATCAAATCTAAGACTTTTTGCATCAAATGCGGATCATCTAAGAGAAACCTTAAAAGGGAAATGCCCGAAGTGGTCGCCTTCTGGGTATGATAATATGCTAGCTCGTCACCAACAGAGAGAGTATCAACCCGTTCATAGTTACCCGAAGTTAAAAGGTTCCGGTGCAATCCGTTTGCAACAAATTCTCCTTGGTCTGTTGAAACTTGGAAAAGATAGCCCTTACCTTTTTGGAATGACGCGGTGGCTTGACGATAACAAAATTGATTATTCTTCTCGTCCCAAGATAAAACAGGCGTTGGCTGATTTAGATCATCAATTCTTTTCGGGCCGTATAACGTTCTGATCTTAACATCGCCACGCAAACAGCCCAAGCCGCCTGTAACTACGAATCGATCATGCCTTTTATCCCTTAGAATTTCATTTGCCCAATAAGGCAGGGCGATTCTAGTCGAGTTTGTTTCTATCATAATCTTTAGTTAATTGAGGCGCTTCGATTATGATAGTTGGCGGGGCGTAATTGTCAATTGTGAGGGCCTTTTGTTTTTCTTCAAGCTCAAGCATTTGTATTCTGTTCTGTTGGCGTTTATGCTCTAGGCTCATTGTGTGATCGAGTCTTTCAGCTAAGAAAGCACATGCGGAAAAGTCTGCATCTTTTGCAAGTTCCCATAAGCCATTCATGGCAGTAGCGAGAATTTCGCTTTTGATTTCATTAACTGCATGTAAGAAATCTTCTTGATTTAACCAATGGTAAATAGTGGCCCTATTAACTTCTGCTTCTCTGGCCGCTTTGTTTATTGCTCCCCTGACTGTTCGATCTCTACTGTAGCCAGACAATGCTAATATTTTTATTGCTTTTAATTTCCTAGGATCTTGTATTTGATCATCATATTTTATTAATGATTTGATTTCTGTTTTTATTGGCCCTTTCTGTTTAGATATGCCGACTAATTTGGGGGCCTTATTCTTCCTAGGCTTTTTAGAAATTGCCTGTTTTTTTGGCCTCATTGAAGCGCCTTGGTTGTTGTTTCATTATTGATTTTACGGGCTTTGTGGAAGGCTATTTCATGCTGAACTGATTGGATCCCTTGGACGATTGATCTAACTGCACATTCTTCTAGAGAAAATCCAGTAAATTGATGTAGGATTTCTAGGGCTTTTCTTACTTCATCGTTAATTTCTATCGTGAGCTTCATATTTTAATTATAGGCCGTTTTGTTTGGCTCCCTATGGGTTACTATGGATTTTAATTTTAAATAAAGCCTTGCTATGAATTTCTTCGTTTAACGCCCATCCTGATAAGCCTTTAATAGCGCCTCTCTGCCAATCTTGATTGCTAGCTCTTTCATTAGTAAAGTACTGCATATATTAACCCTAGCTGGCTCCCCTGCTATTTTCCAAGCCTCACCCATGCACCAGATCCAAAAGTCATCATCAGGCTCTTGAACTACCTTTTCAACCTCGGCCCAAGCTACTGGGCAATCAATGCCAAGCTCAATGCATTGTGACATAACTTCTAGGGTTGTGTCTAGACTGTTAACTTTTTTTACTGCTTCTGTTTTTGGGAAGGATTTAAAAATCTCCTTCCCTATTGATTCTCTGATCTCCTTTTCTGTTTTCATAATAGGCCTAGTGTTGTTTGCTCTTTAAGTGATTCGTAGCAGGCGACTATTTCATCAAAAACCATTTTTTCTATTTCGAACCATGTATTTTTATAAAGTAATCCGTTTTTCATTCTTTCTAAAATAATAGACTTTAAAAGAAAGTTAAGATTTGGAGCATCATATTCATTTTCTAAGGCACGACCGACCGCCCAATATAAAATTTCTATTTGATCTAAAGGGAGAAGATCATCAAAAGCATTTCCCTTTCTATATTTTCTTAAAGCATCTTCCAACAATCCTTGTTCATAACTAGGGAGTTCTACCCCGTTCATTAGTACATCTCTTGTTCTATTGTAATCAATTTCTTTTACTTTTATTATCATAACAAATCCTCATCTTTTATGTTGTTGTTTATTTTTCTTTTAATCTGCTGAATAAGCCCTTTTCTTACATCTAAATTATACATTATTTCCTCATCTAATAATCCCTCCTTAATCCATTTTGCTATTAAATTTTCTCTTTCGGTTTTTATATCTCGCATATGTGTATGAACTTTTTCATCTGCAAAAACTATATCCATTAGGTGTTCAAAGCCAGTGCCATAATAATCATGGCGATCTTTTATGTATTTGATTTCCCAAGTGAGACCGTTTTCTAAATGCTGTACTGCAAACTGTTTTAATCTTATAATTATGTCCATCCAAAAATCTTTATAAACTGTCCCGTGCTGTTCGTTGTTGCCTTTGTTGGTGTGATGAATAACTAAAACGGCCTTACCCATTGTCTTAAGGGTAACCAGTAAATCTTTTACAGTTAGAAAAATTTCTATATCTGACATGCGGGAATCTGTAGGCATACAACAGGTGATATAATTATCTATGATTATCACATCGTAATCTTTACAGGTCTCAATCCATTTTGCGTGATTTTTGTGATTTGCTAGTGTGGGGATCGCATAATCTTTGAAATTCTCAGGGCACAGCATGTGAAAATGTTCTTCTAATGAGCCTACAATCATTCCGCCCATAATTCTTTTTACCCAAGTGTCGCCCCCCATTTCTCCATCCACATAAAGAACCTTCCCCTTTGCGCATCTATTGCCTAGCCATGTCCCGCCCTGAGCAATTTCTAAGCCGAGGTTAAAAGCAAAATGAGACTTACCCATACCGGTTGGAGCAAATAGCATGTTAATAGAGCCGTCTGTAAACCAAGGCGTGTAATATATCCATTCTGTCTTAGCATTTAAAACTATGTCGCTAAGTGTCTTAGTATCAAATTTACAAGTTTTTAAGTCTGCGTTCATTGTGTCCCCTTTGTTGTTGGTCTAAGTTAAATTTTTGTATCGCTTTTTCAAGTGGCCAGTCTAAAACGACCTTGTAGTGATCTACGTATTCTTGACCTTTTTTGTGGTTAGTAATATAGTTATCTAGTTTTTGTATGGCTAATTGAAGATACTCACCAAAGCAATCAAGTCCAAACTGTTTCTTGAAAGCCAATACTAATTTTTCTTTTTGATCGGCTGTTAAAAAAACCTTTTGTGAGATTGTACCATCAGGAAGCTTAACTGGGGTTTTGCCCTCGGCAATAAAGTCATCTGATGACATAATTTTTTTAACTCTCTTTTTCTTGTGTGTAGAAAGTTCTTTTTCTTCTTCTTCTTCTTTATTCTTCTTCTGTGTATGTATTTCTGCTGTACTTCTGCTGTACTTCTGATGTATTTCTGCCTTACAGTCTGCTGTACTTTTTTGATGATTATCTTGGAATTTATTATAATTAAGTATGGTTAACTTAGTAACAATATTGGTTATTTCAAGATTTATTTGTTGTTCAGTCTGTAGTACTTTTAGAAACGTTTTTACCTTCGTCCGAGACCACTTCCAACGCTCGCCAAGGAATTCCATGCTTCCAGCCCATTGCCCTCTTTCTAGGTCAATCTTAGCTCCTCTTATAAAGAAAAATCCTTCTGAATAATTAGCTAAAAGAACTAAATCAACCCATGCTTGGCCACGGCTAAAAGGCTCACATAACCAAAGATGGTTATCTTTTAAAGCTCTAGCAATCTTAATAAAAGGGATAATCTCTTTCATTATTACCCTTAAATTTTATCAGCTAATATTTTATAGAAGCTGGCAAACTTACTATCCTCTTGCCTTTCCATAAGCCATATCTTTACCTTTAATATGTCAAAATTATATGTGTACCCTTCTCTCTCAAATGGTAGACCCAAGGCTATCCAGTTTTTAATCGTAGGCGGTGAAACCCCTAATATTCGTGTCAATTCTCCTGTAGTCATTTTTCTCCTAAAGTTTTTTTAATATTTGTCGATAATTCACTTTACATGAATTAAAGAATAAAGTAAACTAGAAAGAAATAAATAAGGAATTAAAAATGAAAAATACAAATAACCTAGAATTGGCTAAAATACTTGTTAAGCTTGCGCCTCCAAAGGATAAGAAATTATCTGTAGCTGATTGGACTAAAATTATTACTAATGAAGATGCTAGACGCGCATATCACCAAGGAGGGGCCAAGTAATGAAAGATCAAGAACAAAGACTAATGCATTCGATTAGAAGCTATTACACCACTACGGGCAAGCTAAGAGATTTAATTGATGCCTGTAAAGAATACCTATTAGAGCTTGAGCAAGATGAGTTTTTAAACCATCGGGCTAAACATGCTAGTAAGATTGCTTTTACTATTCATAAGTCACCTAGATATATGCAAGAAGATTATGAGAATGATCTACTAGATAATATCCTAGACGGCTCAATCGACGGCATGAGTGAGATATAACATGACTCAAGAGCTTAAATCTTATTGGTGGGACAATCTTAAAGTTACTGTATGTAATGAACATTACAAGCTTAATTCTAATATTTTAGTGCCTTGCAAGAGGAAACCTTATAAGAAAATTTGTATTTTTTGTAAGTGGGATGGGCATCAGTTTATAAATATAGTTTCACCGATAGAATTTGAAGAAAATGAAGGTTAAATAATTATTACAATTTATTACAAAAGGAATACAAATGGAATTTACAATTAAAGGGGATCAAGAATGGAATGAGAAAATCATATTAAGGCGACATTCTGAATTTAATATCAATAAAAGTATTGTATTAGAATGTTATGATTTAGGGATAGCAGAAAGAGCCTCTATAACCTTATCTGAGATAGAGGCATTTAATCTAATGAAAGCGATAAGCAATCTTTATATTGCACAAGAAATAACAGGAGAGAATACAAAATGAGTACAAAAGAATTAACGATTATTGACTACAACGACCGCAAGGTCATTGATACCTTAAAGGCCACTGTGGCCAAGGATACAACAGATCACGAGCTTGATATGTTTATCCAGCAATGTAAGGCGACAGGGTTAAATCCTTTTAAGAAGGAAATCTGGTGCATCGTGACTGGGAAGGAAAATTCTAGAAAAGTTCAAATGATGACTGGCTTACATGGCTACTTGCAAATAGCGAACTCTCACCCTCAATTTGATGGGATAGAATATAGCTATGGGCCTGTAATTAAATTAAAGGCTGGATCAAAAGAAATCGAAGCTTATGATTGGGTAGAAGCTAGAGTTTACAGAAAAGACAGAACCCGCCCACAAGTTTATAGAGCCAATTGGAGCGAGTCGGCACAAGATTTAGTTTCTAAGTTTGGTAACTTAATGCAATGGGCTTTAAGACCTAAATACATGCTTCAAAAGGTAGCGGAGTGCCATGCTTTAAAACGTGCCTTTGCTCAAGAGCTATCAGGCTTTTATACCGAGGAAGAAATGCCCGCCGAGTTTTCGGTTGTAGAGACTGAGAAAGTTGAAGCGCCTGCACCTGCTGAGGTTGTAGAGCCTAAAACCGAGGAAGGCATAGTGATTAGATACCGCTACGATGTGGCCAAGTGGGTGCTTGAAGATGATGCAAATCTTGATAAGCTGGACAACCTACTTAATAAGATCCAACAACGCTTCTGGGCCAATTATGACGCGCACACGGGGATTGTCGAATCAGAACATGAGCTAGCTAACTTAAAGAGATTCGAAATGCCAAAAGACTTAAACCAAGGCGGGACTTGGAGTAGAGTGGCTAGGCCAGAAGAAATAGAAGGGGAGGCGCTATGATGAAAAATAAAAAACAAAAGCCAGTCCCTTTTGTCACTTGGCAAAAGCTTAAAATGCAATTTGACGCTATTAATTCAGAGAATAATAAAAATTATAGCCTGCTAAAATCAAGTCAAAATGAAAGTGATATGAGAGGCTTACAAATTATTAATCTAGGTAAATCTCTAAAGGAATTGCAGTTAAAATATGAGGCGATAGGAAGAAAGTTTATACTAGAACAAGAAAAATTAGAAAAACTTCAAGTTGATTTAGATAGAGAAAGAAAAATGGTTGATTATTTAATAAAGGATAAGGAATAAAATGGAAACACAAATAGATTATTTAACGGCGAACGCTGAGGAAATTCAAATAGACGTAAATAGAACCACCTTTGGCAAGCAAACTGAAATAGAGGTAATAGACCCAGAAATTGGCCTAGCTCCTTCGATTCTTAAGGAGTATGATTTGACAGTTGATCTTCTTAAGCAAGGCAATGATAAATATTTGGGCTTAACCGTTGCGGACTTTGACGATAAAACTAATTATGAAATTGTTAAGAAAGCTCATATTGAGGTTAAGAAACTAAAGTCTAAGATTGAAGATCGTCGAGTAGAAATTAAAGCTTTTTACTTGAAGAAGGGTCAAGAGATTGACGCTAGGGCTAAGGATATTAAGTCTATTATAGCTACTTGGGAGAATCATCTAGTCGAACAAAGAAACGTCATTGATGAAGAGATTAAGCGCCGAAAGGAAGAAGCCGAGAAAGCGCAACAAAAGATGATTGAAGAAAGAGTTAGTGCCTTTGCAAAATGCGGGGCCGTGCTATCTTTTATTGATGCTACTAACTGGACAGAAGAAACCTTCAAGGCTCAATATGAAGTTCTTAAAATCAATTATGAAACTAAGTGCCGTATTGATGCTGAGAATGAGGCAAAGCGCCGAGAGTATGAGGAAGAAATGGCCCGCAAAAACCTTGAACTTGAAGCTAGAGAAAGAGAGATCCGACGAAAAGAGAAAGAGGCTTTTGATATACAAGTTGCAGAGAATAAAAGGCTCCAAGCTGAGATTAGAGCCAAAGAGGAAGCCGAGGCAAAGATAAAGGCCGAGACAGAAGCTAAGGATAAAGAAAGAGCTTTTCTACTCGCTAAAGATGCTAGGCTTGAGGCAATCTCTAAGGAGTTTGATACCTTAGAAAAGGCGTGGGCTGAAATCTTTAGATTGACGGAGGTGTTTTAATGGACATAAAACAAATTGCATCTATTTTAACTTGGTATGAGTTTGAGCGCTTTATATTGCCCCAAGAAGGCTTTGGGATGCTCGTTAAAGATGAAGAGAATAACATTTATAGCGCTGGGCAGTATCGCTATGAATGTGATTCAGAAGTTGGCAATCATCAAATCTTAGGCCCTCACGAAGATCCAGATCAGCCGATTCTAAAGGTTGTGGCTTATGCTTACATCTCTGAGTTGATTAGCAAGTTTGCTGATGAGATTTTAAAACTAAATGAGCAAGTTGTAGAACTAAATGAACATGCCGAATTAGTAAGAGAGCTGGTAAGATGAGCGCACTTAAACCGACTAACCTAGATGTGGAGGCCCTTGTTTCTTGGGCCTCTCTTAAAAAGAAACATGATCCTAGCTTTGTTATGCTTTTGCCAGTTCCGGCATGTCATGGCGTGTTCTTGGCTTGTCCTAAAGGGATTTATCATGGCTTGTTTATCATGCCTAGAAATCAGGGTTTTAATAATCATGCGACTAGATTAAGAGGTTGGGGCTATGCTGTTTATAGAGCCAAAGACACAGGGCAGGCAATGGATTATTTATTGGAATATGCTAATGGCCTTTAATCGACCGAGACGCCACTACAGGGCTACTGAGGAAGATTTAATACAGATTGCCTACTTTGATCTAGTAAAAGCCTATAAGGGCAAATATGAAGATTTGAGAATGATCTATTCCATTCCCAACGGCCTAAAACTTCATCCTTTGACAGCACAAAAGGCTGTTGACTCTGGGCTAACTAAAGGGATCTGGGATATTAATATTGATGTACCGCGTGGAACCTATCACGGGGCCAGAATTGAGGTTAAAACAACCAAAGGCTACTTAACGAAAGACCAGAAAGAATATAAAATTAGATATGTGAATCAAGGCTTTTTGCCTGTAGTTTGTAGATCGTGTGATGAACTCTGGAAATTCACATTAGACTATCTTGGATTGATGGGGCTTAAAAACTTTTATTATGGGAATTATAATTAATGAGTGACTACGATCAAAAGCGCATCTATAGATGGTCAGATGTTAGCCCGCACTTTGAACGCCATGAGGTGATGAGTCCTAACACAATAATGCACCCGCATTTAATTGATATTGTAGCGCTTAATCAACTCAATATCTTTCGTGAGAAGGTTAATCAAAAGTTATTTGTTAATCATGGAAATCTACATTTAAGAGGCGTAAGATCCGCTACTGAGCAAATCTCACTTGAAGGTATAGGAGGCGCTTTCAATAGCCAGCACGTTCAAGGCAAGGCTTTTGACATCTCTTGCTATGATATGAAATTTAAAGATTTCTTAAAACTCTGTGAAGATTTCTGGCCATTTACTAAAGCTTACCCAGATAAAAACTTCATTCATTGCGATAATCGCAACCTTATAACCGTTTAAAATTACTAGCTAATTAAGAATAATTAAATAAAGTGAATCTTTTCGCTTGTAATAGTTATCTAATGCGCGTATATACTTTATATATACTTAAAAAGGAGAAAAGAAATGGACGATACAACTTGGAAATTATATTATGATTGTAGTGGTACATATAAAGCGACCGCTAAAATCGTGGTGAAGGGCGCTACTAGGCAGGACGCTATTCAAAAAGCAATGACCCTGATAGATCAAGGGGAAATAGAGCTTAATCTTGAATATGATTATGAGCAAGATGATTCAGATATATACTAATTAAAGAGGAATAAATGGAAGCGAAAATGAAATTAAAAGATCAACTAAAGCAAGCCTGTCTAAGAGCTGAGGCTAAAGAATGGAAGCCAGCTAGCGAGAAGCAAATCAACTTTATTTGTGCGCTACATAAAGAGGGCTTCATAAGCTCTGAAGATGTAGCAATCAAAGAGGGCTTTTGCCTTACTAGTAGTTCAGCATCAAAGCTGATTAATGCAGGGCTTGAGGCAAAGAATAGCACGCCTAAAGTTGAAGAAATAGACGACGACAATATCCCATTTTAATATGAAAACAGAACAGATACTGATAAAGATAGAAGCAGATTTAAAAAAGAAATCTAAGATTTACGCTAAAAAGAACTATAAATCTTTGAGCGAATTGATTAGAAGTCTTTTGATAGAGGTAACAAAAAAATAGGCGGGCAGTTGTTGAGGCCAGCCCGCCTATTAAAAGAATGAAATGAAAAGTACAAATAAGGTTATAAATGAAAAGAAAGGATAAAGCAATGAAATTTAGAGATCTGAAAAGGATTCTTAAAAAGTATGCCCTCACAGGCGGTCTAGGCTTGCTAGTATTGCACTTTGTTAGTCATGGCATGGTTGCCATTGAAAGCGATCTAAAAGACTGCGCTAGAGCCAACTATAAGGCCACAATACTACATCAGGCCCAACGGCTTGGTTTTAATCTATCGGCTAAGGTTACGCCTTTAACGATCAATGAGATCATCGCTAGAGAGATCAAGATCAATGAGCTTTCACCTGCTTATGCTGTAATCTATAGAGCAATCATTGAGCAAGAAAGCGGAGGCAATTCATACGCTACATCTAAGGCGGATGCTAGAGGCTTGGGGCAAGTTCACCACACAAACGCGGGCTATTGTGGATACTCTAAACAAGAACTCTATGAGGACGAAAAAAATTTGATTTGTGGCATACGCTTATTCGCTGAGGCGATTAAAGAGGCTAATTATGATTTAATCAAAGCACTTAAGATATATAATGGGGGATCGGCTAGAGTTGATAAGAGTGAAGAGAATCGAATTTATCCAACGTATGTATTAAAGAGATTAAAGGAGCTAAGGTAATGAAGCATTTCAATATAAAAGACTTTAAGATCGTATATGACGGGACATTTTTAGAAATGCCTAAGATTAATCAACTAACTAAAGATCAAGCAAAAGAGCTTTTAGATGTAGTTTTATTCTGGGTAGAAAATGATAGTTTGCCCCAAGATCTTGATACTGAGCTAGAAGAAGCAAAAATAAAATATAAATTAGGTTCATATTTTAAAACAATACATTCGGACGATATCTTGATGGTCAAAGAAGTTTTTAGGGGCTTAGATGATGGCACTATATTTATTCAGGCTAAAGCGGGTTCTTGTAAATTGAATGACTGCACTCCCTTCCCTCTCCCTGTGTGGCGGTGCTGTGAGACGGATAAGCCGAAAAAGAATGGTTACTATTATACTAGGGACAAGAGAGATAATTCAAAGCGATACGGTTTTTATAATTTTAATCATTACGACAATTCAAACTACGAATGGCTGGACGAGGGGGAGAGATGAGCGAATACGACGAAGAAACACGAGAACGGCGCAAGGAGATTTACATGAGAGAGATGATGAATGGCACGCCTCTATATGCGTTTAGAGCTGATGAAGTTAAAGAGATATTGGAGTACTTCCCTTGGTTAAATGAAAAGAAAGAGGAGATCAGTGATGAGTAAGTTAAAAGCCTGTCCATTCTGCGGAGACGTTGAAGACCTGCAAATAAATGATGATAGCGACAAAGAAGGGACAATGTACGTTTGGTGCTATGCTTGTAATGTTAGTGGCCCTAGTGCCGTTATGCCAAAGGATGTCTGGAACCACCGCCCACTAGAGGACGCGCTCAAGGCCCACGCGGTCGAGGTGCTAGTTAAGGAACTTGAGATTAAGAAAACCTATGAAGCCTATTTTGGATATGTATTTCCAGAAGCAGTAATTAGATTCAAAAAAGGCATACCAGAATTTGATAAAGAGACAAGAGCCGAGGCGCGCGCCTTGCTTGGGTGGGAGGAGTAATGGACAAAAAATATAAAATCGGTCAATGGTTCTTTGATTTTAACTATGATGGGAAGGAAGAAGAGTTTACTATCTCACGACATAGAGTGGCAAGGATTACTATGGAAAAAGCGAAACATAGTGAAACATTTAGATACTATGACATTTTTAATGTTGAACTGCACCCAGAAGAATTATACGAATCATTGTCACAACTCAAAAGAAGCATTTTTAATTCTATAAATAGTTTAATAAAACGGCAGAAAGAATCAATAAGAGAGGAGGCCCCCGATGAGCAAGGCTAAGGAACTGGCGAGAGAGCTACAAGTATCAGAACAATTATTTAGTGCTGGTGACTTTATGAGATTAACTAATGAGCTTTGCGACGCCGTTCTATCCGAGCCTGAGCCTGATTTGCGTGGGTGGATAGAATGCAAGAGAACGGATATTAGGTATCTTAGAAGGCTAGTCAATTTAGAGACAGGGGTACAGCTAATAGAAATTGAAAATCAAAATGTCGGATGTTGCTTACAGATTCTAGATACTGAAGATGATAGAGCGTTTGCAGAATCCTACGACTCGATAAAGCAGAAGATACGGAGGGCATCATGAGCGAACAACTAGCGAGAAACTTAATTAATCGAACTAATGATATGGAAGCTCTCCCTAGTACGTTTAATGTAGCGGGTGCTTACTTTGATTTAGTGAAAAGGCTTTGCAATAACTATATCAAGCAGAAGTCCCGCATTGCCGAGCTTGAGGCAGAGGTGGCTAGCTTGAAACCTCAAGATGAAATGACGTATCCAGAAGCATTGAAGGCGCTTCAAGAAATGGCAGATTTTATCAAACAGCAATCAGCAACGGACTTTGAGGAAGGAGAGGGGTAATGACGCGCGACGAAGAACTACAAAAAGATTTAGAAGAACTTTATGAATATCTACTAGAAAACTCTAAGCCATTAGAGCCTGAGTTTGCTGAGTTAATTAATAAAAACATCTGGGAGCTATTAGCATGACGCGCGACGAGATCCAAGAATTAATCGAGTATTTGGAGAAGAATTATCATGTCAAGTGCGAATTTGAACGTCACGAATTCCAAGAATATGGCAAATTAATAGTTACTCCAAATTTACCAATGGCGTTTAATATAGGGCCTTTTTTCAATAAGGATCTTTTAATTAAAGAACTTGATGAGCTAGAGGCAATTCGACAAGCTAGACTTAATCAGATTTTAGGAGGACGCAATGAGCAAGATAGATAGAAATATAGATGCTTACGATAGACTAATGCTCCGCACATCTCAGCTAAAAGAATGTCAAGCAGAACTAACCGCCCTCCGCGCATGGAAGGCCAAGGCGAGGCCGTACATTGAAGAGAGATTAGAGTTTTTGCAGAACTGTCTTGAAGAAGCGAGTGGGCCTATAGATGAAGGCTTTGAGGTGGAACTAAAAGAACTTGAAGAGTTGAGCGAACTAACCGAGCTACTAGGGGGGAGTGATGAACGAAACGACTAAGAGAATGGCATTAATAATAGGCATGATAACAAGCATAGTATGGTCATGCAATATGAGAGCTTGTGCCGTTGCTGAACAAGCAAAGTCCATAAACTATCTTGAGGGTTACGCAAATGGGATGAAAACTAAGCTTAACGAGGGGGCAAAATGACCGATAGAGAGAAGAAGAAAGAATTTAGAGAGTATTTAGAAGAAAGTATATTTAATTTAGGGGTGTTTTCTAAGTATCACTTAGCTCACGCGCTAGATAAATTTGATTCTTTGTTTGGAGCAAATGGAGACTACCAACCCACAGGCCGTCCCTGCTTCGACAAGCCGGCTGGAACGCCTATCGAACATTGGGAGACGGTATGAAAGGCAAGCAAGCGGTACTAGATGAACTATGTGAAAGCATGGAACTAGTAAGGGAGATTGAAAATTCTACCTTAACTATTAGCCGTTACAAGCGCATCTTATTTGATGAGTTGGAAGGTCTTCGCGATTTTATCGAATGGCTAGAGTCAGAAGAGGAAATCTTAAGGAAAATAGAGACTCTTAGAGAATATGAGGAAGGCTTTGGAACTAGAGAGCATAGCACCGAATTAATTCACATACTAAACAGGGTACTAAAGGGGGAAGAATGACAAGCGAAGCACAAGAACTACTAAAGCTGATCGATGGGCATATAGAGGAGATGATAAAGCAAGATGGGATATTTAATACTAGTGATATTAATTACTATGAGGGGATGAAATCTGTTAGATGGCTAGTCTACAATTTCTTTAATGCGCCTAGACCAAAGACAGAGCCTAGCCCGCTGACTGAGGAAGAGTTGAAATTATTAACGCCTGAGGAAGAAGTTGAGGACGCGGGAACAAAGGATTTTAGCTTGTGAGAAGTGACGAATACATAAAAGAGCTAAAGAAAAAGCACCAATCTATGGAGAAGTGCCCAACTTGCGATCATAGACCCAATTTAATTTTTAATCCTAGTGGTATTTTCGATAGAGTTCATTGCTACAATTGCGGAACTAGGCTTTACGATACTGATTTACAAGGCCCGTTCGTGATGATTAATAAGTGGGACAAGGAAGTGATAGAAATTAAGTTGAATACTAAGATGGTCAATTCAGAAAATTACGATGTAAAATGTTTAATAGGAGCTTATCAAGATGAATAATAAAGGGATAACAATATGAGACTCGGAACTTTTTTAATATGGGTTTTAAATTGGAGTTCGATATTGGCAACAAGCTTACTCTACTGCCAAGATTCTAACCCTCCAATTAGTGTTATTTGCGCTATTGTTTTTACGAACATTAGTATTGGCTGGACATCTTACAACGGAGGACTAAGTATCCAAGGCAAGAAAGACATAGACCATGCTAGAGTTGAGAGATTTAAAACTATTATAGGGCTATGAAATACCTCCTCCCCTTCCTTCTTGCTTGTACCCAGCCTGTGATCGAGAGGCCAAAGGAGATTATCGTAGTTGAGCAATTAGGCGACACTACTAGGGTGTGGATTAGGAATAATGGGGTGGAGTGCTGGATTTATTATGATGGGGAATTTATTAGGAAGGAGAAGTATTAGAATGGACTTAAAAGACCTAGAAGAAGCTTACAAACTATTATCTAAATCTAATGTAGGTGATAATATTACTATTGTGAACATGAGGACTGGTGAAGTCTACTCCAATCACGAGGAAAGCAAAACCGATGAAGAGTTAAGGCGAATAATGGCCGACGCTGGATTTACTGTTTTTAAGAAGGAGACTAGTGAGACTAACTAAAAAACAGATTGCCCGAAATAAAAAGGCCATTAAAAAGGCTATTGCTATCGGCAAGCAGTCAAAGCGAGCAAAGTTTATAAATCATCAAAATAAGATTCTTAAAAAAGTATGCTCAGAAATGGATAGATTTTTTAACTCTAAAGAAGCAAGGGCTTTGCTTTTTCAAGATATTGAATTAGGAAGAAAAACAAATCAATCTATTAGCTTTAGGCGGAAAGGCTCTATACAACTTCCATAAATTCAACTTTGATTCTATTAAAATCATGCTTAATTCTTGTTAGCTCAAAGCTTGTTATTTGAGCGTGGACTAGCCTTTCATTATTTAAGAGGCCGTCCCAATCTCTAGCATAAAGGATAACTGGATTGTAGCGCCTGTGGACTAGAATCTTATCTGTAAACTCCTTTAATTTGGCATTGCTCAACCCATACCATTGTAAACTAAATGCCCTTAGATGCCTTCTTTGGCCCGTCATTGGGCTAATTCTTTGCATAGCAGGGGCATCAGGTTCAACTATAGGATCAAACCATTGGCCAAAATACATTTTTCTAAACTCATACTTAAAATTGCTTGTGCCTGTCCCGTTCTCAATTCGGCCCATCCAATAGCGTTTGGTATAAGAATCATCAGTCTCAATGATAAAATCTTCTTGATTTCTACCTACTAAATCGGTCAAATCAACATCAGCCTGCCCACAAGCTAAGGTGGCGGTGCTAAAGTCTACTGCATCATCGCCATTAAGCTCTACGTTTACTAGCCCGCCTTTCTTAATAGATAAATTAAGCCCTGCGATATATAAATAATCAGGCGCGCGCTCTGACTCATCAAGCGCCTCTAAATCAACTATGAACGTGCAAGAGTCCTCAGCCGTTGCGCCTCTAAAAAAAGTGGCTCTTGAGCCTGTGACTATATTTGATTCTTTGTGATTCGATTCCCCAATTGAAAATGAAACCTTATTTCCTGAAAATAAATAATGTGGGTATAAAATAACTAGGTTAGCACTCACCCGATCATCTCCTTAAATGACATTGTGATAGTATTCCAATCAGGGAAGCCGTGTTTATCTTCTTTTGTTATTGATAGCAATTCAACATGAAGCAGGCCATCATTATTAAGGATTTGCGGTTGCGTTGGTGAATACAAGAATAAGCCCTTACAATTTGACCTATTAACAATACCCGATCCCATTAAAAAATCACATTTAGCATCTGTTACCCCTTCCCAAGTTATTATAATGCTTCGTTCTGGCTCTCTAAATTGCTCAGGATGCACGGCCCCGCTATCTGCTATAAACTGTGAATTTGATTCCTCAGATATTTGATAAGTAAAAGCATCAGGCGCCACTCCCATATCAAACATATTGCCGAAATATAGTTTAGAATATCTTAATCTACTAATTGTCGAGCCATTAACATAGACCCGCCAGTACCTATAAGCGCTTGTCTCTGTAAAAGTCCCTATATAATCCTGACTCCTTGGCCCTGTGAGCAAATTAGTTGCAAGCGCAACGGTTGAAACTGTGGTCCAACTCGCCCCATCTGTTGACCTTTGTAATGTGAAATCAGTCACGCCCTGATCAATTAAAAGATCAGCTCTTGCCAATATGAAGTATGAGGCCGATTTTGCCCCGCTAGAGCCTAAATTAAAGTCAATAAGCCTTGTACTATTGCTAGCGTTCTCAAGCTCCGCATGATGCGATCTTGGCCCTCTAATGAGGTTATAAACTGGCCTAAAGTCTGAATAAGTCTCAGCCGATTCAATCTGTAAGGCAAAAAATGGAATATCAGGGTAGGCAATTAAAACAGGTGAAGCCATT